CGGTCGGGGCGCCGGTATAGCCGCCGCCGGCATCGCTGATACCCACGCCGGTCAGAGTGCCAGAGCCGGTGAGCGCCACAGAAGTCAACTGCGCTCCGGTGGATGACGTGTTCTGGTTTCCCGGTACGGCATTGGTCGGATAGACCAAACCCGGTGCCGGAATGCCCGCGGCCGCGATAGTGCCGCCCGAGGGGCCGCCCTGATAGGTCGCGGTCTGCGGAATGATCCAGAAGTTCGGCGTGGCCGCGTAGCCGCCGCCGACGTTCTCCATGGTGATTGTGGCAATGCCGGAGCCGGTCGTGGCGTTGAACGCCGTGAGAATGGCAATCGCGGTCGCCTGGACACCGCCGGGCGGCGGTGGATCGATCACGATTAGCGGCGGGACGATAAAGCCCGAGCCGGCCTGGGTAATGGTGGGCGAGGCGACCGAACCGCCGATGACGGCCCAGCCGGTCGCGGTCGGGTACCCGGTGGTGTTCGAGGCGCCATAGGAGATCGCGACACCCGTAGCGGTCGGGCCGATGCCGTTGGTCATCCCCGAGCCGGCGGTGGCGATGGTGTTGCCCGAAACGATGCCGGTGATGTTGTGGGCGCGGAAATTGTAGCCGTCTGCCGACAGGTAGCCGCCGGTGGAGACCGGGTAGAGGATCTGCCAAGTCTGCGACTGACCGTCGAAGAATTCGATCTGGGTTTCCGAGTCGGTTTTGACGATGTATTCGCCCGGCGGGAAGTAGAACGTGCCGCCGGAGGCGAGTTCAACGCGGGTGCCGCCCTCTTGGACCTGGGCGAGGGGAAGGGGAAATGCGCCGCCAATGCGAGCCATGATGGTGCCTCAGATGTTCAAATAGGCAAGGCCCGAGAACTTGCCGTGCGCCTTGCACTTCACGTCGACGAGCTCAAGCAGCGACAGGATGGCCCCGACATAGCCGAGCTGATTGTTCGGCAGCGTCGATTCAAAGCCGGTGAAGGAGAATGCCGCCCGCTCATGCAGATAGAGCGACAGGTAATTGGTGTTGATGAGGTAGAGCGTGCCTTCCGGGCAGTACGGATCGGCATAGAACGGCACGCCGGCCACATCCAGCGCTCGGAACAGCGATTCGGCCTTTTCGTCGGCGCCGAACGCCTTGCCGGGCGTGATGTTGTAGCGTTCCTGCGATGTGAAGTCCTGCGCCAAGAGCGTCCAAGTGCCGAAGCCCATGATGCCGAGCGACGGCATTTCGCCAGTGGTCTTGGATACCTGCGAAATGTACTGCAGCATTAGGTTGCGCGTCGGGGTGACGTTGCCGGAACCGGCGACATAGACGGATTTCCAGAATGTATTGGTGGTGCGCGAGATGCCGCCGTAGGTAACGGAGAACGTCCCATCATCGATCGCAGCGGGTAGGCCGATCAATTGCTGGCTGTTCGAGACGTTGTTGAACAGCGACGTGGCGAAGGTGTCTATGGTGACGTTGGTCGAGTCGTTCATGCGGGCTTCGATCAGCGGCACCACCGAGTAGTCCAGCTGCACCAAGCCTTCGAAGCCGAGGAACGGGATGGTCGAAACGAACGCCTTGAGATTGAATTCGGCGTCCTGAATGCCGGGCTGCACGCCAGGCTGTTCGAACGAGCCCGAGTAGTCCACCCACTGACCGGACACCATGGGGGTGCCCTGTACTGGCGCGGTAATCGGCGACAGACCGCCCGTGGCGACCTGGGCCGAGGCGAGCAGCGCTGCGATGGTCGGCGCCGATTTCCAGATTTGCACGTACACACGGGGCATGAACGCTCTGCGAACCACTGCCGACAATTCGCTGGCTATGGCGCCGCTAGCCGGCACAATGCCGGAGCCGAATTGGGGAATGTTAGCCTCCTACAAGTGTTTAGAAACGCCCCTTTATGCGCGCTTCCGTTGCTGGAATTCCTGAATGACCTGCGCCGCGACTTCGCGGGACGCCTTGACCGGATCCTTGCCGAACTTGCCCCACTCGGGAAATTCCCAGGTCGCGCCCTGCACATTAGGGATTTTGGTCGGCATGGTGTTCTCGGGCGGCAATGTCGCGGCGTAAAGCACGGCGGCATCGTCATAATCGGTGAGGCCCTTTTTCTCCATCAGGGCCTCGATCTTCTTGATGTCGTCCTCGGAATACTTCTTGCCGCCGCCGTTCTCGCCGCCGGTCAAGAGCCGGCTACGTTGGCCGTTCATGCGATCGACAATCTGCTGCTGCTGGGCTTTGAGCTCGCGGTCGGCCTGCTCGGCACGGAACGTCTCGAACTTGTCCTCAATGTCCACATCCGAGAATGCGCCGGCATGACGCGCGGCGGCGGGGGATTTGTCCTTGGCCTTTTTGACCAGCTTGCCAAACTCGCGGCGGGTCTCGGGATTGTGCGCCAAGTCGCGCGCGAGTTGCGCGAGGTCGGCGATCACATTCGGGTCCGGGGCTGTAGCTTCGGCCATTAGGCGCGACCTTCCACAAGTTTGGGCCAGTGTTTATACAAGACCTCGACGGGCGGCCGAAGTCCAATAAAAAACGGCACGGTGATTTTGACTTCCTCGAATTCCAAGTCACAAACCACAACGCCATCAAGCCAATACGGCTCGCTCTGGGTTGCCTCGCCTTTGGCAACGATGTGCTTCATCAGATCGGCTTTCCCTTTTGCGCCGACGGACCACCGCGTTCAAGAGACGGGCGGCCGATGGTCATGCGCTTGCCGGACGGCTCGGTGAACTTCCGTTCCGACGTGAACCCACCCAGCGCCGTGAAGGTCGGCGGATTGCGGAAGATGCCGTTCTCCATCGTGCGAGTGGACAGATTGCCGGTGCGAACTTTCGGGCGCAGATATTCCGTCATCACTGATCTCCTTGGCCGCCTTCGGGCGGCATGCTCATGTCGGGCGGCGGAACGGGCGACGGCTTGAGGCCGGGCGGTGGGGCCGCGCTGGGCGGCCCCTGTTTTGCGGCTTGCGCCATCGTGGCAAGGCCCGCCGGTACCATGTTCTGGCCTTCCGCCTTGCCAAAAATCGGATTGAGCGACTGCACCGCGCGCAGCACGGCCTGCTGTTCTTTGCTGCCACCCTCGAACGCCATCGAGGCGAGGAGGAGCGCGGGCAATACGGCCTTGATCTGTTGAACGGCGGCGGCTTTGTTGCCGGCACCGCCGCCGGGTGACATCATCGGCGAGCCGCCAGGTCCGCCCGGACCACCAACGGGAGATTTTGGCAGTCCGGGCGGCGCAGCAGAGGCGCCAGGACCAGCAGGCGGTGTGTCAAGCCCAAGAGGCATGAGCAATTGATAGGCTGAATTAGGTTCTGCCGTCAACTGCCTGCAAAGCAATGACTCCCGGCCGGGGGACCAGCCGAGAGCCAGAGAGCTTTGGGTTGCGTTGATGTTGAGTAGCGCGCCGGTTTACTTGCGCTTGTGCTTCCGGCGGCCGCGTTTGTGCTTACGCTTCACTGGCTGCTCCTTCCGTTAGAGTTGAAGGCGGTCGTACATGGAATGACTGTCACTCCACAGCGCCCATTTCACCGACTTAATCTGCGCGCTGAATTTTTGCTTGTCAACTTGCCGGCGCGCCGGCGCCGTGACCTTTGCCCTTGCCGTTCGGCTTGGCGCCGGGCTCAGGCAAGCCCATCTGCTGACGCTTGAGCGCGGCTTCCGCGGCTTTCTTCTGGCGGGCGCGCAGCGCGTGAATGAGATTGTCGCGGTTCGGTGGATTGAGCATCCGCAACAACCCTTCCTGATCGATCGCCTGCGCCTTGAACAGCAGTGCCGCCTGCTCCTTGCTATCATCGGCAAACAACGGCGAGTGCGAATGACCGGAAATGCGCAGCGAATAGTCGCCGACGAGGTTGGAATAGTAGAACGGATCGCCCGCCTTGCCGTCCTCTTTCGGGTCGGGCGTAATCGGATCGTCGTTGTTGCGCATGTTGAGCCGTAGCGCGAGATCGCCGAGACGGACCAGCGGCGCCTCAAGGCGCGTCGCGGTCTTTTTGATCCGGCCGGAGCCGGTGGTGGCGAGTTGCTTGGCGTGCGACTGCGAGCGCACGCCTGATTCGCCCTTGCCGAGCACGGTTTCGGTCAGTCCCGATGCCTCGATGAACAGCGCGGCGATCGATTGGTAGTCCTGGAAAATATCCGGCGGCATTTCCGGGTAGAGTTCCTTGACCTGCGCCTGCGGCAACTGATCCATAACCCAGGTATCGGCGCCGCCGAACGCCTCGGCTTTCTCATCGGTCAGCCCGAGAAACCCCGAAAGCACCTTGGCGGGATTGGCCTGCTTGTCGAGGATGTCGTGGATCTGATCGAGGCGTTCGTTCGACCATTCCTGCAACGGAATGAGCGCCTCGATATGCGCCTTGCCCCAGAAATACTCATAGATGTGGTATGGCCGCACCTGGACGAACGGATGATCCTTGGGAAAGAACGGATTGCAGGCCGTGTTATAAAACTGCTCCTGCTGCTTGCGCTGTCCGGTGAAGCCCTTGGCCTTTTTCATCGCCTCGATGGTGCGCTTTGAGTCGGAAATGAAAATGCCGGGATCAACCGCGAAGAACACGCGATAATCCTCGCACTCGTCGTCCCAAATCGTCAGTTCATGGAACGCCACCAGCGGGCGATCGACCTTGGCGTGGTAGGACGGCCGTTGCACATAGGACGGATTGACCGACCCGGTGACATTGCCACCGAGATTTTCTCCTGATGTGGACGAAATGATCATCCGCGTGATCAATTCCGGGAACGGCGACTCGAACGGCGTATTGACCACCGCCAATTTGTTGATCTGCTCGCCGAGACCGGCCCGAATCAGGCGCTGGCAGGCGTTGTCGTAGTCGATGTGATAGGTGTGGACGAATGCCGGCTGGCTTTCCAGGTCGGTTTCCTCCTCGGAAAACACCCCGAACTTCCATGGCTCGACCAGCGTGGCGGTTTCCTCGCCGCGGACATCGGACCAGCCCGCCTTGATGATCATGGTGTCGAACACCAGCGACCAGATCAGCGCGTCGCCGAACGCATCGAACAGTCCGGCGTCGCGAAAATCGTTGTTGAAGGCGTCTTGCGCCGCCATGAACTGCTTGACCAGCGCATCCTCGGCATTGGGCGAGGCCGACAGCGCGAATTCGGCGTGGTCCGGCGAATAGAGAAAACTGGAAACCAGATCGAGGTGCGATTCCAGCCGATTATAGATGATGTCCTGATCGGAGCCCGTGCCGTAGAGAAAATACTGCCGACGCCGGTCGTACATGTTCTTGCGGTCTGACTTCGATTGCAGGCAAACGTCTAAAACCCAAGCCAAATACTCATCTCTAAGCGATGGATTCTCTGGAATAATCATTCAAATTCCTGCGGCTCCAAAGTGCATATAGAGATATAATGGCTTGGCTTGTAAGCGCAGAGAATCTTCATTGACGATGCCTCGCCTGGATATGCGTATGCCGCTGCGGCGAGTCAAAGCCCATCTTTCCGCCACCGAACGCGACATCGGTGGATAGTTTCGTCTTGAAATTGACGTTCTGCATAGACGGCGCGCAGACCGAATGCACCTTGCCGGCGCGATCCATGGCGTAGGGCACCTGGGCGAAGCCCGGCGCGAACTGCATTGCGTGGTGACGATCGTTCGACGGCGCCGGCGCCGTGGCAAGCACCTTGGCGGCCTCCCCCTCGCGCGCCGACTTGAGATTGGTCAGGCCGAATGCGTCGGTCAGCGCGCGCAGTTCCGAATCGGCGCCCTTGGCGGCGCCGGCGACATGCCCGCCGCCGGGTATCCACTGCACCCGCACGCCATGGCAGCGAGGGCACTCTGGAAACGGCTCCCAGGCATCGAAAGTCTGACCGCAGCGTTTGTTGAGACACGCCCAGGACCGCACAATGCCGTTCATGATTACCTCTTGCTGCGCCAGAGCAGCCCGATGATGACCGCGAGCAGAAAGATCACCACCGCAAGTTCGATGGCCTCGTTCGATGTGTTGGCAAACATGGACGGCTCCTAACCGGCAGGCACGCCTATGTTAACACGCTTTAGATAGTTCACAATCAGGCGGTCCACCGGCTCGGTGCCACCCCGTTCGTCAATCTCGGCGCCGCGCGCCATGGTCAGGTTCATCGCCTTGCACCGCGGCTGCACCCACATGTTCCAGGCTTGGTAGGCCAGTGCGGCGCCCATCACGCGATCATCCTTGCTGCGACCCTCGCCGCCGATGTGGCCTTCGTCATTGATAATGCGCCGCATTTCGTCCAACAGCGGCAACGATTTCGGGATCATGCGGCCGAGTTCGATAGCGTTTTTCATCTGGTTCATGGCGCGGCGCTTTAGCTCCTCGCGCGTCACCCATTGATACACTAGCCCGCCCGACAGCGAATCCATGCGCCGGTAGAAATAATGCCGCATGTTGGCAAGGATGTTGCGGATGCCGTGCGCGTCGTCCTGCGGCTTGATCTCGGCGGCGGACTTGCGCACCTTTTCCAGTTCATCGAACACCGCCTGGCCGGGCCCGTTCATTTCCAGGATCGGCATCAGATAGGTTATGCCGTAGTAGCCGGCCAAGTGTGCCAGCACCCAGGCGCATTGATACGTTGATGGTTCGGTGGAGCAGTATTCGGCGACCTGCACCATGGCGTCGGAATAGCAGCGCCACACCGAAATCACGGTGCGGTCGGCTTCATCAGAAGTACCATAGGCCGGATCGCAGCCGAGCGCGTAATATCCGAACTTGGAGGCTTCCTCCCAGACCC